TATTCGCATTGACCGGTACTCCTGTTGTTAACAATAATACAGACTTGATACAACAGCTAAAAATATTAGGTCGATTAGAGGACTTTGGAGGTTATAGCCGGTATGTTGAAAGATATTGTGATGGTCCCAAACAGGCATCCAACGTTAAAGAACTGAATTGGCGACTATGGAATACTTGCTTCTTTCGTCGTGAGAAGTCAAAGGTGCTTACACAACTTCCGGACAAGACTCGTCAATACTTGACAGTTGATATCACTACCACCAAAGAGTATAAGGCTGCCGAGGCTGATATGGTAAAATACTTGAAGAAGTACAAGAACGCTTCGGATGAACAAGTGCAGAAATCAATGAATGGTGCCGTTATGGTGCAGATGCAGCTTTTAAAGCAGATATCTGCCAGAGGTAAAATCAAGGCTGTTTGTGAATTTGTCCATGATGTTATCGACGGTGGTGAGAAGCTGATACTTTTCGGTTACTTGAAAGAAGTTGTAGCAGAACTGAAAAAGGAATTTCCTAAAGCTGTTACTGTAACGGGTTCCGATAGTGTCAACCAAAAGCAATATGCCGTTGACTCTTTCCAAAATAATCCGGATTGTAAACTGATTATTCTGAATTTCAAATCGGGCGGTACCGGGCTTACTTTGACTGCTGCCAGTCGTGTTGCTTTTATAGAGTTCCCTTGGACTTTCAGTGATTGCGAACAGGCAGAAGATAGAGCACACCGTAACGGTCAAAAGAACAATGTTAACTGCTATTACTTCTTAGGTAAGGATACTATTGACAAGTATATGTATGATGTGATTCAAACAAAGAAGAACATTGCTAACGGTGTAACCGGAACGGATGACCAAGTAGAAGAGAATATGGTGAATCTTGCAATGGACTTGTTTAGGGATAAATTATGAAGCCATTTAGATTAGTTATAAATGGACAGAGAACTCATATTCAGGAATACAAGAAAGAAATGTTGTTCGGTCCTGAATGGGAAACCATAATATCCTTTGTCGGTTGCAGGAACAGGTGTAAACAAATCGTTGACCTTCTAAATGAATGTGCTACGATTTCAAAAAACAAGCAGAAAAATGACTGAAGAAGATATTCGTAAAATGGAGGTGAAATATTCTGAAACCAAGATACAACACATTTGTGTAACTTGGTTCAGAGAAACGTTTCCCAATGTCGGCCCTCTACTCTTTGCTATACCAAACGGCGGCGTCAGGACAAAGAAAAGCGGTGCTATGCGTAAATATGAAGGTGCCATCGCTGGTGTTGCTGACTTGATTCTGCTTTTTCCTCGCGGTGGTAAGAGCAGTCTTTGCATAGAGATGAAAACTCCACATGTAAAAGGTAAACGTGCCGGAACGCAGTCTGATGGGCAAAAAGAATGGCAGGCGTTAGTTGAGAAATATGGCAGTGTATATGTCGTTTGTCATGGGTTGATTGAGTTCATTAATAGCGTTTGCTATTATCTGAAAGCTGACCCTCAACCTTATATAAACAATGTCTTACGGAATTATTATAAATTGATATGACTTATATTGAACTTATCAATAGGTTTTGGGAACTTGACGAAAGCTGGCAATTTTCCTGCTGTGAAACGAGGCTTTATTTTTACTTGCTAAAAATTGCGAATCGTTTAGGCTGGGAGGATAACTGGACACGTAGTGATACAAAGGTGTCATCTGACGTGGGAGTGTCTGTAAAAGTATTCAAGTCCGCCCGAAATAGATTAGTTCAAGCAGGTCTTATTGAATGTAAACAAGGCAATGGAAGAGGCAATAAATCAACGTATTCTATAAAAGGTGTACAAAAAGGTATGCAAAATATACCACCTTTACGGTATCCTTTAGGGATACCTTTAGGGTACCCTTTAGGGACACCTTTTCAAGAAAGCTCCCCCATACCCCCTAAAGAAGAATATAAGACAGAGACAAAGACAAAGAAAGAACCCCCTAAAGGGGGTAAGAAAGAAAGTAGCTCTGGCGAGCTTTTCCCACCCTCTAAACCGGAGAAACCTAAAAGAGTCGCAAAAGAATTTATATCTCCTACGCTTGATGAGGTTATTCAACACTTCATCAAGCAAAATGCTCCGGAACGGTTAGATGACTGGCAAGAGCAAGCAGAAATATTCTTCAATCACTTTGACTCGATAGGGTGGAAGAATGCCAATGGAGTGAAAATAGAGCGGTGGGATTCCAAAGCAAACCTTTGGATACTGGATCGTATTCGTGAAAATCGAAAAAATGAATTAGACCATGACGGAAGAGGAAAAGAATTTATCAAGCAAACTTCAAAATTTGATGGAGAAGGAAGCCGGCAAGCGCAAACTGACGATCCAACAGATAGAGAATCTGATAAAAAGGCACAAAGAAAGTATTCAGAACGTTTCTGAATATGACTTAACTGATACGCAAGAGTATTACAGTCATTGGAATTTAATTTCTAACCTTGGTACGGATTATACGGAACGGGAGTTTAGAAAATTTGATGTTGATGATAACAACTCTAAACTAATTCAGTTTCTTCTGTACTACTTCAACGGATGTCGGTATGCTCAAAATGTGTTTCCGGAAGAGAATTACAAGGTTCATAAGAATCTTTTGCTTGTTGGTGAACCTGGTACCGGAAAAACAATGTTGATGCAGATTTTTGCAGATTATTTGAAACTCACTTGTAACCCCAATGCTTTTGAAAACTTGTCTGTTACTCAAATGATGAATTATTATAAAATTCACGGGCATATTGACTTGTACACTTACAATGAGAATCAATCCAAAGGATTTAAACCAAATCCCTTTAATATCTGCTTGAATGATATCGGTCTGGAAACGGAAAATCAAAAATCGTATGGTACCAGTCTCGATTCAGTTATTGATGAATTTCTTTATGCCCGGTATGAGATTTTTCAGCAATATGGCAAGAAGTATCATATAACATCGAATCTTGGCATAGCCGAATTTAAGAAACGTTTCGGACCAAGATTAGTGGATCGTTTTAAAACGTTTAATGTTCTCCCCCTGTGCGGCGAGAGTCGTAGAATATAGCTACTATGAAAGTTACAATTTACTGGGTTACTAAAGATTCTGATAAAATTGCTCGTATCAGAGAGCGTTTCGGTATTGGAACTTATCGAAGTGTGAACGGTGAAACGCCTGCTGAAATACGAGAAGAAGATATGGAACTTCTTCGGGAAACTGAAAGAAGAGGATTTATTCAAATACGTAATAAACCTTAATGAAAATGGTGTTAAAATGGCGAAGTTTCTGTTTGCATAACTTGTCATTTTACGATAACTTTACTGATGTAATGAATTAAAAGTCAAACCAATATAATTAAATTATGGAAGTACAAAACATTAGAATTGACCTTATTAGTCCTTCTCCTTTGAATCCGAGAAAGACTTTTGATGAAGCAGCTCTTGAAGAACTCGCAAGCAACATTGAAAAGCAAGGCTTATTGCAGCCTATCACCGTCAGGGTAGCCAAATCCGAAGATTTTACTGACTTAGAGACTGGCGGTGTTACGACAATTCCCTGTTCGTATGAAATTGTTTGCGGTGAGCGTCGTTTTCGGGCTGTGTCACTTTTGAAAGCAAAGGAAGATGAAGCGAATGTTGTAAAAATCAAAGCCCATCGAAAAAAGTCGGAGAAATTTCAGACAATATCCTGCATTGTCAGAGAAATGACAGATGATGAGGCTTTTGAAGCGATGATTACCGAGAATCTTCAAAGAAAAGATGTTGATCCCATCGAAGAAGCTTTTGCCTTTGCGCAGTTGGCTGAAAAAGGACGAACTTTGGAAGATATCGCTCTTAAAATAGGAAAGTCTACCCGGTTTGTTTTTGACCGTATTAAATTGAATTCTCTTATTCCTGAACTAAAAGAGCGGGTAAGAAATGGAGATATACCATTGTCCGGTGCTATGATTCTTTCTAAATTGGATGAAGATACTCAAAAAGAGTTTCATGAGGAGGAGGAAGAACAATGTACTACTGCTATGATTCGAGAATTTGTGAGTAATTCTTTCATGGAGCTTGGTAACGCACCTTGGATTAAAGATGATTCCGATAATTGGGAAAATACTGATATTAAATCATGTTCTCAATGTGAGAATAATACGTGTAATCATGGTTGTTTGTTCTATGAAATGAATAGTAAGGATGCTAGATGTATCAATGCTGCTTGCTATGAGAAAAAACAGATTGCTTATGTGACGCGGAAAATTCAACTAGAATATGAACATCTTGTTAAAGTTGGCGAACCTCTTTCATTTGGAAAAACAGTAATTATCGCTAGACGTCCCGATACATATTGGGGAGAAGATAGAAAGGTTTTCTATGAAAAAACTTTGGAAGCTGTTAAACAACTTGGATTTGAAATAGTTGATCCTGATGAAATCTTTAGATGTAAGTGCTGGTATTCAGAAGATGATGAACGCACTTTGAAAATGCTTGAAGATGGAGAAGTTTATCGTTGTCTTTCATTTTTTGGACATTATTCTCCCGAATTTAACGTTAGTTTCTATTATGTTAGAAAAGAAACGGCTTCCTCTACTTCCGCCGTTGCCGATCTAAAAGAGATAGAAAGGGAAAAAATAAACGCCCAATTAAAAAGAGCGAAAGATATAGTCAAGGAGAAGTCTGCTGAAGAAATGCGTAAGTGGGCGCAAGAGAAAACATATTATCAGAGAACAAAAGAATTCTCTGAAAATGAACAACTTGTTTTTGATGTGCTGGTTCTTAGCGGTTGTAGCAGTACTTATCTTGAAAAACTGAATTTGAAAAAATGGAATGGTGAGAGTGATTTTGTAAATTATGTCAAGAACAATCAAGCTGACCGACACCAATGGTATAGAGCCTTTATTGCTGAATGCTTATCATCGAATAATGTGAATTTCTACTCCTATTTGCAAAAGTGTCAGAAAATCCTTTTTGCAGAACAATATCCGGATGATTTCAAAGCGCTCTCTAAGAAGCTTGCGGATTCATATGATAAGAAAGAAAAGAAGCTCAAAGAAAGACTGAAAGAGCTAAATAACGATAACACAGAGGAAGCCTAGTGGTTTCCTCTCTTTATTGACGCACTTATGAAAACGTGGACTGGCGAACAACTTGCTATACTTGACAGTGAGTACCCGACTGCTGATTTAAAAGAACTTGCTAGGCGTCTTGATAAAACACTTAGTGCTGTTAAAACAAAGGCCTTGATTCGAAAACTTAGGCGCTCTCCGAGAATCTCGTTTTGGAATAGTGAGAGACTTGATAAATTGAAAAAGTTGTATCCCAATCATACTAATGAGGAAATAGCACAGATATTAGGTACCACTTATTCTGCTGTAAATGGAATTGCATTTAAATTACGGCTCTTTAAATCTAAAGAATTTAAATTTCAATGCGCTTCTAAAAGCTTCTTTCCCAAAGGCCACCAACCTATGAACAAGGGACGTAAGCAAACGGAATATATGTCAGAGGAACAATTAGCAAAAACGAAAGCTACTCGATTTAAGAAAGGACATATCCCCAAAAATCATAAACCAGTCGGTTATGAACGCATAACTCGTGACGGTTACATTGAAGTGAAAACTGCCGAACCGAATGTCTTTGAACTTAAACATCGGCTTGTATGGATTGAGCATAATGGAGAAATCCCCCCTGGTTATAATATTCAGTTTAAGGATGGCAACAGGCAAAACGTTTCCATTGAGAACCTTTACATGATTAGTCGTTCTGAACAATTAAAAAAAGAGAATTCTTTGTATGCCCGATATCCGGAAGATGTTCAGTACCTAATCAAGCTAAAAGGAGCTTTGAATAGACAAATTAATAAAGCAACAAAAAAGAATGAATCATGACTGATGGAGCAATAGATAGATTGAAAGAAATGGTTAATAAACCATTCCTTTATCAGAATGAAGAAGTTGTAATTCTCAATTACTGTGACGGTACCGGTGATGATGGTACCGAAGTTGAGATATACTTGAATAATGGCAAAGTGTTAGTGTTTAGTATGTTTGATTTGGCTTCCAAGTTGAACCGTTTCCGGCCAATAACAAATACTGTTGTCGTGTTGGCAAATGAACGGTTGAATAAGGTGTCTACAGTGAACCCTACCATTTTACAAGATTTGAGGAATTTGGTTCTTCAACAAATTAAGGATGTGAAAGAAGATCCTAGTAAAGTGAGCCAAGCAAAACAAGTTTTCCAAGGGGTTAATACCGTAATCAATCTTGCTAAGACAGAATTAGAGTACAGGAAATATTTAGATACAACAGACCCCTCAAAATAAATAATTAGTATGCTGATAGATAAAGAATATGTTCATTGGTTTCGCATCAGAGACCAACCTAATAGAATCGTGTGAGATTATTCATAGTCTAACAATTTAACCCGATCGATATGATAACATTGAATAGGTTTGCCCAGAGATGCTTGAATATCATGAGGAAGCGCTTTAAGATGAATGAGCATAGCTCAAGAAAAGCGTTTAGCATAAGAATTGAAGTCGTTTGGAGAAAATTCGATATTGCTTCTAAATATAGGAGTGATAATCTTCCTAAATATTCGGAAGATGAAGAATTGGCAGCCGAGATGATAATTTACCTTGTTGCCTATTTAAAAAGATTTGGTTGTGAGGACATTGAACAGCTTATCAAAGATAAGATAGAGTTCGATGATAGAAAAAATGATTAGGTGTTGTTACTGACTGTTTGTGTTGTTGATTTTGTGTTGTTGATTTTAATATAGTTAGTTATGACAGAGATTATTCAAGTCTGCCTACTTGATTTTAATAAGGGGCAGCTCACGGGATTGCCGAAAAATCCACGTTTTTTTCGTGATTACCGCTTTGAAGCGATGAAGAAAAGCATTCAGGATTCGCCAGAGATGCTTGAGCTTCGAGAACTTATAGTTTTTCCCTACAATGATGGCAGATATATTGTTGTTTGTGGTAATTTACGTTTGCGAGCTTGCAAGGAGTTAGGTTATAAAGAACTGCCTTGTAAAATTCTGGCACCTGATACCTCCGTTAAGAAGTTGAGGGAATATGCCACTAAAGATAATGTCAATTTTGGTGAGAATGATTTGGACGTTATGGAAAACGAGTGGAATAAGGCGGAACTCCAAGACTGGGGCATCGAATTTGCCCCGGAGAGGAAAGAGGATGAATTTAAAGAGCGCTTCGATGCCATCACGGATGATACAGCCATTTATCCTCTCATTCCAAAGTATGACGAAAAACATGAGTTGTTTATCATCACCTCAAGTAATGAGGTAGATAGCAACTGGCTTCGTGAAAGGCTGGACATGCAGCACATGAAGTCGTATAAAACCGGGAAAATAAGTAAATCCAATGTAATTGATATAAAAGACGTTCGCCATGCCCTGCAAGATAGTAATACCAAGTCATAAACGCCATGACCGGGTGTTCGCTAAAAAGTTGGTGAACGATCCTATCATTTGCGTTGCTGAAAGTCAAGCTGACTTATATCAACAATTTAACCCGGAATGTGAAATTGTTACTCATCCTGACGACGTTATGGGCCTCATCCCGAAACGTAACTGGATGGCAAAGCATTTTGGAGAACTTTTCATGCTTGATGATGATGTCCATGCCTGCAAACCTATTTATGTGGAAAAAGGAGAACCTAGCCGGATAAAGGATAAAGATAAGATAACCAATATCATTCAGTCATTATTTGAGATGGCCAGTATGATGGATGTACATCTGTTTGGCTTCACCGCTCGGATATCGCCGGTAATGTATGATGAATCCGCTTTTCTTTCTCTTTCGAAAATGATAACCGGTTGCAGTTATGGAGTAATCTATAACAAAAACACTTGGTGGAATGAGGAAATACGTTTGAAGGAAGATTTTTGGATTTCTTGTTACATGAAGTACAAAGAACGTAAGGTTTTAACCGATTTGCGGTATAATTTTGAGCAAAAGAACACTTTTGTAAACGCTGGTGGGCTTGCTTCTATAAGGAATCAGGAAGAGGAACGTAAATCTATCCTCTTTATCAAAAAGAATTTTGGTGATAGTATTTTGCTAAAGAGTGCAACCACTAATGGGAAAGACAAAACAAAGCAGCTCGTTCAATATAATATATCATGCAAATTCAAATTCTAATAGTCTGTAAAAAAGGCGTTTAAATGGCGTCCATTCTGTTTGTCATATTCGCCTTTTTTAGCTAATTTTACTGATGTAATAAACTAAAAGTCAAACCATTAAATTAGAATTATGATTATAAGAACAGTTTGCGGATATGATTTCTTTGAGGTGAGTTCTGCAATGCAGAAAGCCATTAGGCGAGCCGACACCGGGGTAGCCGGCTTTTTTGCATTGGAACTTTGGGCGAGTGGGTACCGCGACTATGTGTGGAAGCGTCTGTTTACCATTAGTGCTGAAGATTGCTATGGAATCATTACTAAAGAGATAGAAGCATTGTGGCAGGGGCATGAGCTGGTAAACAAGACTGCTACTGAACCCAAAGGGAGGATATTTGTCAGTAAAGCTGTTATTCTCCTTTGTGAATGTAGAAAGAATCGTGATGCGGATCATTTGCAAAACTTCATCTATGATAGAAAGGATATTGATATAGAAAAGTGGATAAATGATGTCAGGCGTTACCCTATTCCTATTCCAGATTACACTTTCGATGTACATACACGAAAGGGTAAAAAACATGGGAGAACCAAAGAAGAATTCTTTCAGGAAGAATACAAGGCGTTACAACCTCGTGCTCCTGGTTTATTCGATGATTTGGTTCAACCCAGTCAACCAAAGTTATTTAATGATGAAACCACGGCTAAGTAGCTGTGGTTTCATCATTTTTCATATAAGTCAAACCAATTTAATTAAAAAAATGAACACGTATTACAAATTTGCGCCAAATGTATTTTTGGCAAAGTGTGATGAGAAGCACGAAAAAGGTGAAACTATTGAAGTTACCACCAAGTATGGAAAAGAAAATGAATGTATTGTTTTCAACCTCATTTACGAACGTGATGGATTCTATTACTACTCAATCGTACGGGCTGATGGCTTTAATGTGCAAGAGTGGGCCAAACAAAGAGCTGAACGTCGTCATGAATGGGCTACATCTGCTGTACAGAAAAGCTGTGAATATTACAACAAGTCCAATAAAGATAAGGATTTTCTTTCTCTAGGTGAGCCTATCAAAGTGGGACATCATAGCGAGAAGCGACACAGAAAAGCGATAGATGATGCGTGGAACAATATGGGGAAAAGCGTTGAGTTTAGCGATAAGGCTGCCGAACATGAAAGAGTTGCGAAGTATTGGGAAAAAAGGGCTAATACGATAAACTTGTCCATGCCGGAAAGTATAGATTTCTACGAACATAAGTTGGAACAAGCAAAAGAATATCACGAAGGATTGAAGTCCGGTAAGTACCGACGCGAGCATACATACGCTATGGCTTATGCCAATAAAGCAGTAAAAGAGGCTAAAAAAAATTATGACCTTGCAGTAAAGCTGTGGGGCGATGTTTAATAATTTGTAGTATCTCAAATAATTTACTATGAGAGAATTATCAAAAGAAACCTCATTACAAAGGGTAATGAGGGCTTCAGGTCGTGTACCTGTACAATGCTCATGCAGTGTTTGTAAACAACAATGTCATACGCCATGTTTAGGTACTCCTGATGATATTGAACGAATTATTGATGCAGGTTATGCCGACAGGTTAGCGCTGACGAACTGGGCTGCTGGTATATTCTTAGGGGTTATTAATATTGCTATTCCGATGATTCAGCCCGTTGCTGGTAAGGAGTATTGTGCTTTTTTCGAGAATGGACTGTGTATCTTACATGATAAGGGTTTGAAGCCCACTGAAGGACGTTTGTCTCATCACACAGTCAGGAAGGATAACTTCAATCCTGCTATGAGTATTGCTTGGAACGTTGCAAAAGAATGGCTGATGCCGGAGAATGAGGATGTACTTTCTCGTGTAGTAAATAAATTCTTGAATGCGAGGAAGCCATGAATGTGTGTCAATCAATACCTCGTAGAGATTGTAAAGTGTTTGCTAAATGTGGAGCAAAATCCTTATCACATTGCCGGCGGCACCGCGAAACTGATGAGAAGTGTAAAAGTTGTACTCTAATTCATCGTAAGCCGCGTAATCGGATTATAGATGATTCAGGACGTGAAATGAAAAGATGTACCCATTGCGGAAATTACTTCTACTTGAACCGGTTCTACAATCGTATAGTGGTGAGAAAAGGTAAGGAATATCATTTGTTGACTTCCTGGTGCCGTATGTGTATGTCACAGATTAATAATCAGAGGGCAAAGAAGAAAAAGTGACTTGTCTATTAAATTTTTTGTATGAAATATTATGCTTCAGTCAGCTTTGGAAAGGATTCCTTGGCAATGCTTTTCATGCTAATAGATAAAGGATATCAGTTGGATGAAGTCGTTTTCTATGATACAGGTATGGAATTTCAGGCAATCTATAACACTCGTGATGCTGTTCTTCCAATTCTTAAAAAACTTGGCATTAAATATACAGAACTGCATCCGGAGCAACCTTTTCTTTGGACAATGTTTGAAAGGCCGGTTAAGAAAAGAGGGACCAATATTATCCATAAAAAAGGATATAGTTGGTGTGGGGGAACATGCCGATGGGGAACGAGTGAAAAACTTCGTGCGTTGAAAGCTCACACAAAAGATGGAATTGATTATGTCGGTATTGCTGCCGATGAGATGCATCGCTTTGAAAAAGAAAATCGGGCTAATCGGGTTTTACCACTTCGTGACTGGGGGGTTACAGAAGCAGATGCACTCCAGTACTGTTATACAAAAGGCTTTGTTTGGTGTGAGGATGGAGTAAGGCTATATGAACTACTTGATCGTGTGAGTTGCTGGTGTTGTGGAAATAAGAATTTGAAGGAGTTGAAGAATATGTATTTGTACCTTCCATGGTATTGGAAAAAGCTGAAAGAACTTCAGTTAAATACCGATAGGCCCTATCGTCGTAATAGTGGAGAAACCATTTTTGATTTAGAGGAAAGATTTAGACGTGAATTGTTGAAGAAAAAAACTGATTAAAATGGCGTTAAAATGGCGAAGTTTCTGTTTGCTAAACTTGTCAATAACGATTACCTTTATAGACGTAAAGCATTAAAAGTCAATCAATATGAAGAGGAATGAAAAAATAGAAAAATTAGAAAGACTGGGTATTTTCAATCAATGGAAATATAATACAGAAAGAGCAAATGAGACATTTAATATTGAGTGTCCTGACTTCTCAATGACAAATGAAGAACGGATGAACAATTTGTTAGATGTTGATTGCTGTTTTCATCGGTTTCTAGCTATTTCATTCCCTTTTTATAATACTCCTGAAGGTGCTGTTTTTTGGGAGAATATTGCAAAAAAATAATCGAACTTAATTGAATTGAAATTATGAGTAAAAAAGATTTAATAGAGCAGAACATCACAAGAGTTCAAGAATATGTGAGGGAACTTATTGAAGATGCAAAGTGGAATAATGGTGTTTCGGAAACTCTTGAATCTACTTCAATAATTGTAGGTAATAGTGATGATATCTATGATTTTGCAATTTTATTTGCTTCTAATAGTGAATGTGTTTATTGTGAATTCATAAATGGTAAAATAGAGTACATTGATTGTGAACTAGATTGTGAAATATGCCAATTTGAAGGAAGACTAATTTTTCAATATATAAACGGAAGTTTTCATAATCCTACTGGTCAAATTATCGAACTATCAAAATTGCTGATGAGAGGCGAATTAAAAGACACAAAAAGTATCTTTTGTTCTATGGTACTTCGATTAATGGATACTGAAGAATACAGTAACAATTATTGCAAATCTTTGGATTTAGTTCTGAGGCTGTTTCCTGAAATAGATGGAGAATTATTAGAAAAGGAATTGGATAGATATATTTAAGCATTACAAGGATGAGTAAAATGAAATTAAATGAATTAAGAGACAAAGCATATAGAACTGCCTGCGGGCACGGGTTTCACGATCAGGAATTGAGTAATGAACATTTTCTTTGTCTTGTAATATCTGAACTTATGGAAGCTGTGGAAGCAGATAGAAGGGGAAAGCGTGCTAATGTTGATTGGTTCGAGAAGAAAATCTCAACCAGTCGTATTTGTCAAGGGTTAGACCCTGACATTCCCAAAGAGCGCGGTTACGAAGTCGCATATAACGAAACCATTAAAGGTTCAATCGAAGAAGAGTTAGCCGATGCTGTAATCCGCTTGCTTGACCTGGCAGGGCTTCGAGGAATAAGCCTTGAACTTGCCAACGGAGATATTGAGGACTGTATTGAAGATATGGCAGAAGCCTGTAAAGGCGAAAGTTTTACCGAATCAATCTATTCCATCTCTACACTTCCCGTTAGATATGACGGAATATTTGATTTTTCTACAGCCGTGAATGATATGATACTATCTATTTTCGGGCTTGCCAAGCACTTAGATGTAGACCTGTTTTGGCACATCGAGCAGAAAATGAAGTATAACGAACTCCGTGAAAAGATGCACGGGAAGAAGTATTAACTCTCATAACAAAAAAATGGATGATAAACGAAAACAAATATTGGTAGATTACATATCCTACCTGTATACGACGGGTAGGAGCTATGATAGCATCGGGAAATACATCAAATATGTGACTGATTTTCTTGAAAATTCCGAAGAAATCAATCGTCGTGGTTATTATAAATATAAACATAAAAATGCTGATGCTATGGTGCGCCATTCGTTTATGTGTGAGGCTGTTTGTGATTTATTGTCTTATCTTAAAATCGGATATGGCCGACGGGAAAAGGCTGTAAAACCTTTGGAGAAACTTGAGGTTATTTCAGAGAAGAATAAGAAACTGCTTAATGATTTTATAATATGGTTGACTGATAACAATGATTATTCCTCTCACACAATTGATGTCTATTATACCTCGTTGAGAAAATATTTTGAATACGCCAATGAACTAAATATGGATAATTGCAGACGATTTATAAAAAGCCTTGAAGAGGAAAAACTTTCTCCAGCTACCATTCGATTACGTATTACAGCCATTGAGAAGTTCTCCAAATGGGTGAAGAAACCTATTGAACTGAAACGACCTAGAATGAAACGCAAGTTGGATGTAAACAATGTACCGACAGAAGAGGAATATAATAGGTTACTGGAGTATCTGAAAACAAAACTCAACAAGGATTACTATTTCTTCATTAAGGTATTGGGTACTACAGGAGCTCGGCTCTCGGAGTTTCAGCAATTCACGTGGGAGGATATAGCGGCCGGCGAAGTTGTTTTGAAAGGGAAAGGGAACAAGTATCGGCGTTTCTTTTTCCAAAAGCAATTGCAGAGGGAAGTGAAGGACTATATAAAGGAGACAGGCAAGTCCGGTACTCTTGCTGTTGGGAGATTCGGGCCGTTGACTCAAAGAGGTCTTTCACAGCATCTGAAAGCATGGGGTAAACATTGTGGTATCGATTCGAAAAAAATGCACGCTCACGCCTTCCGGCACTTCTTTGCTAAAATGTTCCTGAAGAAAACCAAAGATGTAATTCAATTAGCAGACCTTCTTGGTCATGGTAGTGTAGATACAACAAGAATTTATTTACAAAAAAGTTATGATGAACAACAAAGAGACTTTAATAAAAATGTTACGTGGTAGTGTAGCCCAGCTCAATGAATTGTCGGATATGACTGAAGGCATAGATGTTTATGACGCTGCCGGATATGTTGATACTGAATTTCTTATGGAAGCGCTTTCCTGTGTTAATACTTTTATGGATGCGAGTAATATGGTTATTACGAAAATATCCTCACTGTTAGCGCCGGACGCTCCGGTTGATGAAAGGAAGAACCAGGCTGATGAAGGTAAGAAATGGAATGTGGAAGAGATACTGAAGCATTGTACTCTTGAGGATAGTGTTCTTAGACTTCCGAAAGTACAATTCAATAAGAAATCCTATGCTGAAGCAAAGAAATGGATAGAAGAAGCTGGCGGCTCATGGCAGGGAGGTAAGATACAGGGATTCACATTTCCTTTTAATCCGGAACGTGTGTTCTCCATCTTGAAAGAAGGTAAGCGATGCGATTTGCAAAAAGATTTTCAGTTCTTTGAAACACCTGCTGATATTGCAGACTGGCTGGTAATGCTTGCCGGTGGAATTCACGAAACAGATACCGTACTTGAACCAAGTGCCGGACGTGGTGCTCTGATAAAAGCGATTCACCGGTCGTGCCCGTCAGTAACAGTTGAATGCTATGAACTGATGCCGGAAAACAGGGAGTTTCTTCATACACTTGATAACGTAATATTGCTTGATGAAGATTTTACGAAAGACAGTGTAGGACATTACACTAAAATTATTGCTAATCCTCCGTTTTCCGGTAATCAGGATATTGACCATGTAAGACTTATGTATGAACGCTTGGAAGAAGGTGGAATTCTTGCAGCTATTACCAGTCAGCATTGGAAATTCGCGTCTGAAAAGAAATGTGTTGACTTCCGGGAATGGTTGGAAGAAGTTCATGGAGAAGTTTTTGAAATCGGAGCCGGTGAATTCAAGGAAAGTGGAACAACTGTTAGTACTATGGCAGTTGTAATAAAAAAGTAATTCAAAACAAGAACAGATATGAATTTTAAATCATTGGTAGCTCAATTAGCAAATCGCATCAATCAGCCGCATGTGATTGAAATATATATGCGTAAAGTTTTTGCATCTGGTGTTGAGTGGCAGAAAAAGCAATCTCCATGGATAAGAGTAGAAGAACGATTACCAGATGAAGAGCAGCGTGTTTTAGTCGGATTTTTATATTACTATAAATACGATGATAGAGAAGCTGAATCACGTAAGCATATAGATGTATTCACGTATGAAAATGGTATATGGACTACTGATAGTGATATATCATATTTAGGAAAAAGTGTCGAAAAGGATGATATTAAGGTTATATGTTGGATGCCTATTCTGTCTTTCGATGAAATATTGGAAGCCAACAGAGATGTACTAGAACGGATTAAAAAGAAAGGAGACTGATGATGACAGCAAAAGAATTAAGTAAGTTAATCACTACTGGCAGAAAACTGAAAAAGTTTATTAAAGAAACTCTCCCTAAAATCAGAGAAGAGTTTCAAAGCCATAGCAATAGTGGAATAGATAAGCATACAGATGGATTTGGCAGAAGGGAGAGTATTCAGAGTATGAATATAAGTAATCTTTGTTATTCTTCTTTTTCTGGCAGTTATGGAAGTGGAGACACATATTCGGATATAGCAAATATGGATACTGATTTGATGCAGGAATACTTTATCAAATATCTGAATAGGCATAAGGATGAAATAATGGAGGGAGTAGCAGATTTAATGATAAATGATGCAAAATCAGGTCAAGAAGATGCTATTAAGGAAATAGACGAGTATAAAAAATCACTGCTAAAACTATTGGAGGAATAAAGAATAGAAATGAAAGCAATAACAATAAAACAACCGTGGGCTTCTTTGATAGTCCACGGTATTAAAAACATTGAGAACCGTACTTGGTCGTGTCCTAAGAAATACTTAGGACAGAGGGTACTGATTCATTCAAGCGGTAAACCTTTGAATTACGATAATTTCTATGATTCAATACTTACCAATGAGCAGTTATTGGCATTACCGGAAAACAAAGAGTGGAAAGATTTTAGTTTTTGTACAGGCTCCATTATCGGTAGCATTGAGATAGTGGATTGTGTACAGAATCATTCTTCCATCTGGGCTGAAAAAGAAGTTTATAACTGGGTATTAGCTAATCCAATACTTTTTGAAAGTCCTATTGAGAATGTAAAAGGTAGACTTTCTTTTTGGGATTATCTTGGTATCAAATAAGTAGAAATTGAACGTTCTGAATGCGGAAGTATAGAGAAAACTGTTGAATAATACAACCACTCTTTTCCCTATATTCTTGTACAGTTACAATAAATATAATAATTGGGTATATAATCATTTGTTTGTAGAATCAGCTATAAATTCATGAAAAAGAGAGTTAATAGTCTGAATTACGATTTCTTTTTCTGTATCATATCCAGATATAGGAAGTTCGAGGGCAATAATGTTATTGAATATATCAAATTTCTTTAATAAAGAAATTGTTTTGAGAGTTGATTGCGAGCTCATTGAATTGAATAGTATGACTGTTAACTCATCTGAGGATAATTGTGCTCTAAATATTTTAGAATAGTCATTGGGGTATTTAAAATTTTGGATTGAATCCAACAGATAATATATGTTTCTATGGTATTGCCCTAAATATTGTCCATATTGCCCATATAAATAATCTCCGACATTTCTTATGAACTTATAGAGCTGTTGGTATCTTTTTTCTATACAAATCCTATTACAGATTGATGCAACAATTATACGATACATTTCATGAATTTTGCTTGACATTATTATGCCTTTTATTTCGTATATAGTATCGTAATAATATTTGGGATTCCTACTTTTTAATAATACATTTAATTCTGTAGTTGAATGAACTCCAAACTTAGTATAAATCTCCAGAAATGCTTGCTCGTCTAACTTACTGACTTGTGTTAATTCTGATGGAAATTTTTCTCCATCTTTTATAAAATGATATATTACATAAGCATAGAATAATGAACGCGCTTCATGTGCGTATGCTTTGAATGCTTCAATTCCTGTTTTCTCAATTTGGTGTTCAGTATATTTGTTGGTGTCGACTTGATGCTGATATAATCCCAACAAATTATAAAATGTTGACCTTTCATTATCAATTTGTCTATTTATTTGTGAGTCTTTTATTGTATAAAGTACTCCAATGAAAGCAAGTAATCCTGTAATTGAACCTAAATAACTGCCGAAATCAGCAAAATCATTATGATTATAGGACAGTCCGTGATGAAATCTATATACATATACTAATATTAATATTAGAGTAAATATGGCTGTTGCAATTAATGCGTATTTGATTATATCTATTTGCGGTCTTTTCATTTTATTTGATTTTATATTTTATACAGCTACAAATGTAGTGTATTCTATTTTGAAGTTAATGTTTTTTTGAGTTTTTTACTAACAATATGTTGAATTTGGATATACGAGAGTTTGATATATCCTTTATTTTTTTGTGATGATGAGAAGAATGATTGTAACCGGCAGTGAGGGGTTTATAGGAAAAGCCCTTTGCCGCGAATTGACAAAAAGAGGTGTTGAAGTCATAGGACTTGATCGAAAGTCTGGTACTGAAGCCACAAAAGTATGTGAGCTCCTGAAAAATGGGGGTATTGATTGTGTGTTCCATTTGGCGGCGCAAACTAGTGTGTTTAATGGAAACCTGGAACAGATCAGGAAGGATAACATTGATACTTTCATGCGAGTAGCTGATGCATGTAACCAGTATCATGTGAAGTTAGTATACGCTAGTTCGTCAACGGCGAATCCGGAGAATACCACTTCCATGTATGGAATAAGCAAGTATTTCGATGAACAGTATGCATCTATCTATTGTAAGGCTGCGACCGGGTGCCGGCTGCATAATGTATATGGACCTAATCCGCGAAAAAGAACTCTTCTCTGGTTCCTGATAGAAAAGGAAAACGTGTCTTTATACAATTGTGGTCAGAATATCCGGTGCTTCACTTACATAGATGATGTCGTCGAAGGGCTTATTTATGCGGTGGGCTGTAACCGGCAGCTTATCAATATTTGTAACGTCCAACCTGTGACTACTATGTATTTTGCTTCTTTAGTAAAATACTACAAACCGCTTGAAATTGAGCTAATTAATGAAAAACGGGATTTTGACAATTTAGAGCAGTCGGTGAACCGGGATATCTATTTAGTACCTTTGTCTTATACATCTGTCGAGGATGGAGTAAAGAAGATTTTTGATGAAAAGAAAGGGAAAGATATGTCGTATTGATGACTGGGATAAGCCGGAAGCGGTGAAATGTAAGAGCTGGTCTCATCAGGAACGGTTATGTGATTTGAGAGAAAAGGTGTCACTTCATAAAAAGGGTGATATCTATTACATCTCCCAGTTCACTCGTTCCAAGACTGGTACCAGCTTTTCAGAAATTAAACAGTCGGAGGAACTTGCATCATTCTTTGCAGAGAGAGCGTGTGAGTTTCTCCACCGCTTCATAGTAGGGGGATATGAAGGATGGTGTATAGTCACCACACCGCGACGGAGACACAACGAGGGCTTTCATTTTTCAACCTCTATCTGCACAAAAATAGCTGGGGCGGTGAAAATACCATTCTATGAGAATGCAATCCAGTGCCTAACTAAAGATAGATTGAATCCGGAATTCTTTCTTCTTCGTCCGATAAAGGAAAAGAAAATAATAGTGTATGATGACATATTAACAACTGGCAGCACACTGCTTGCCACCTATGAGCTTTTAAAGGATAGAGAGCAGCTTCTTTTTCTCGTAGGAATAAATAACAATTGATATGGGAAAGCAAGAGAAACCATTAACATTCAAGCAAGAGAAATTCTGTAAATACTACGTTGATACAGAAGGTAATGCTAGTGAAGCATATAGGATGTCTTATGATGCGTCAAAGATGAAACCTGAAACGATTTGGAGTGCTGCTAGCAGATTGTTAGCCAATAGCAAGGTTAGTGCAAGGATAAGTGAGATTAAGCAACAGAGGGCGAAAGAGACTGAAGTAGAGAGGAAAACGGTCGAAAAGGTATTAATGGATATTGTACTCGCTGATCCCGATGATTTACATTATGTAGACCCTGTTACCGGGAAAACAAAGATGAGAAGTCCGTCCCAACTTCCAAAGCGTGCCCGTAATGCGTTGAAGAAGATTCAGAATAATAGAGGAGTGGTTAATTATGAGTTCAACGGCAAGACAGAAGCCGCCCGGATTCTTGGTGCCTGGAATGGATGGGAAGCCGATAAGAATGTCAACATCAAAGGTGGAGACGGAAATAAAGTCGGTGAACTTCGTATCGGATTTGAAGATAATGAGAATTCGGAAGAATAGAACAATTTGAACTGCAAAATCCGGTATTCATCCTACGGAGAAACCTTACTTTTAGAACAATATGGTTATAAATTATAAGAAGCTAAATCCTAACGGATTCTATCTATTGAAGTACTTGAATGATGAGACTATCCGTTTTATCATTCTCTATGGAGGTTCATCTTCCGGTAAGTCGTATAGTGTGGCACAAACAATACTGATACAGACATTACAGGATGGTGAGAACACTCTTGTCATGCGTAAGGTAGGAGCTTCTATTCTCAAAACCATTTATGAAGATTATAAGGTCGCTGCGATCGGTCTTGGCATCTCCCATTTGTTCAAATTTCAACAGAATACTATTAAATGTCTGGTAAATGGTGCGAAGATAGATTTCTCCGGTCTTGACGATCCGGAGAAGATAAAAGGTATCTCTAACTATAAGCGAGTTCAGTTAGAGGAATGGTCAGAGTTCGAGCATCCGGATTTCAAGCAGCTACGTAAGCGTTTGCGTGGTAAGAAAGGGCAGCAGATTATTTGTACCTTCAACCCGATTAGTGAAAGCCATTGGATAAAGAAAGAGTTTATTGATAAAGATAAATGGCATGATGTACCGATGACGGTTACCATTGCCGGCAAAGAGTTGCCGAAAGAACTTACCAAGGTCAAATCCGTAAAGAAGAATGCACCCAGGCAAATACTTAATCTTCGTACTAAGCAAATCGAGGAACAGGCACCTAATACAGTTATTATCCAATCTACCTATTTGAATAATTTTTGGGTGGTCGGTAGTCCTGACGGTGCGTATGGTTTCTATGATGAGCAATGTGTTGCCGACTTTGAGTATGATAGAGTTCACGATCCGGACTATTACAATGTGTACGCATTGGGAGAATGGGGTGTCATTCGTACCGGTAGTGAGTTCTTCGGTTCCTTCAATCGTGGCAAACATTCCGGTGAACATAAGTATGTTCCGGACTTACCTATTCATATCTCTGTCGATAACAACGTGCTTCCGTATATCAGTGTATCATATTGGCAGGTCGATTTCACAACTGGTACCAAGGTTTGGCAATTCCATGAAACGTGCGCTGAAAGCCCAAACAATACAGTAAAGAAAGCCTCCAAACTTGTTGCAAAGTATCTGAAATCTATCCAATATTCTGATAGGTTATATGTACATGGTGATGCATCAACGAAAGCGGCAAACAGCATTGACGATGAGAAGCGTTCCTGGATGGACTTATTCATAGACACATTGCAGAAAGAAGGGTTCGAGATTGAAGATAAGGTAGGCAACAAGAATCCGAGTGTCGCAATGACTGGTGAGTTTATCAATGCTATCTTTGATTGTACTGTTCCCGGTATAGAGATATACATTGACGAATCATGTTCGGTATCTATTGAGGACTACATGAGCGTACAGAAAGATGCTAACGGTGCCATTCTTAAAACTAAGGTCAAGAATAAAACTACCTTGCAGACTTATGAGGAGCACGGGCACCTGTCTGATACGTTCCGATATGTCGTTGTGGATTTGTGTAGTGAGCAGTATATAGAGTTTAGTAACCGGCGAAAAAGAAACTTGTATGCTTGTAATGGCACTATTAATTTCTTCAATCCAGATACCGAATGTAAATACACTAAGAAGATTCTATATGTGATGCCGAATGTTAATGGGAAATTTGTCCTTATACAAGCGTTTAGATGTGGAAATAAATGGCATGTTGTTGATGTCGTATTTATGGAAACTACTTCAACAGAAGATATACGTTCTTCTATTTTGTCCCATGAATCTGATTCATGTGTAATTGAATGTACGGATGCTTATTTCCCTTTTATCCGGGAACTCCGTTCTAGTACAAACAAGGAGATTCGTGTAATGAAAGAGTTTCCGGATGTAGACAAGCGTATTGCTGCAACATCTGATTATGTGAAAAATAGTATTCTTTTTTCTGCATCAAAAGTAGAATCTGATACGGAATATGTTGCCTTCATGAATAACCTGATGGACTATAATAAAGATAGTGAAACAAAAGAGGCTAGTGCTGTTTTGAGTGGGCTAGTACAGTTCGTTGTAAAATTAGGTTTGAATTGAATTGTGTTATATGTGATTGAAAATAAGTGTGTTATATCGTTGGAGTTATGTTTTCGTAATTTCAAGATTTTAGTGTTTTGGAAAACGGTTTTCCTTTTTACTTAGTTTTGCTCAAAAAGGAACCCAATGAATATTTTTTTTGATAATCTATTTGGAAAGAAATCTAAGACTAAAGGTGAAGTTGAAATAGTTACTTCATCTGAAAATAAGGATATAGATACTCAAAGTGGCAAGGCTGAAAAATGGTCAGTTGCATACATTGAGGACCTTACTAGTCCTATTGTAGCGGGCAGTAACTATCTAACGCTATTCAGTACGATACCTGAAGTCTTTTTCCCGATCGATTATATTGCATCGCGAATTGCAGGTGCTAATTTTCAATTGAAGAAAACTAAGGATGACAGTATAGTATGGGCGAATAAACGAATGAATGGCATACTTAGTCGTCCTAATTGTTTGATGCGTTGGAAAGAATTGATTTATCAGCACCATATTTATAAATTGTGTACAGGGAATAGCTTTATTCGTGCCGCTATGCCTGATGTCTTTTCTACAGCTGAAAAATGGAGATATTGCGATAATTATTGGGTGCTACCTTCTGATAAGACTATTGTAGAACCTGTTTACGGGAATATGCCATTGTTTGGCATTGCCCAAACAGAAGATATTATTCGTAGCTATCGTTTGGAGTATGGTTGGAATGGTAGTTTGGAAATTCCTCCATACCAAATATGGCATGATAGAGACGGAAGTGCAGAGTTCTATTCAGGGGCTATGTTCTTGAAGTCCAAAAGTCGTCTTGCTTCCCAAAATAAGCCAATGTCAAATCTAATAGCTGTATATGAAGCTAGAAATGTGATTTATGTAAAGCGGGGTGGATTGGGCTTTATTGTAAGTAAGAAAACTGATGCTACCGGTTCAATAGCGTTGACTGACGATGAAAAGGAACAGCTTTTGAAGCAAAATTTTGAGAAGTATGGTGTAAGGAAGGGCCAGGTACCTTATGGTATTTCAGATGCAGACATTGACTTTGTTCGTACTAATCTTTCTATTGCAGAGTTACAGCCGTTTGAAGAGACTTTGGCTGATGCAATAAATATTGCAGGGGCATACGGCATCCCAGCCGTTCTTGTTCCGCGAAAAGACCAGTCCACATTTAGCAATCAGGCTACTGCTGAAAAGAGCGTATATTGTTCAACTGTTATTCCTATGGCCAAACAATTCTGCAAGGATTTTACAGCTTTCCTTGGTCTTGAAGGAGGGGGATATTATTTGGATTGTGATTTCTCTGATGTTGATTGTTTGCAGGAAGGATTGAAAGAATCCGAGGACGTAAAGACAAATATAAATAAACGTTGTCGTGAACAATTCTCATGTGGGCTTATAACACTCAATGACTGGCGTGCCCAAATAGGCGAAAGTATGATAGAAAATCCCTTGTTTGACAAATTGAAATTTGATATGTCAGATGAGGAACTGGATAAAGTAAATCGAGTTTTTAACACTAAAAGTGGAGATGAAAAAGATGGAAGAGAAAATCAAAAGCCTTCAGTACAAGACAAAGGCAAATGATGTTGATGAGAAGGGTATCGTTACCGTTGCGGTGAACGGTATCGGTGTGAAGGACTCACAAAATGACATATCTATGCCCGGCTCATTCAATAAGACATTGAAAGAAAATATTGGTCGGATGCGTTGGTTCCTGAATCATCGTACAGACCTGTTGTTAGGTGTTCCGTTGAATGGTAAGGAAACAGAAGGTAATTTGGTCATGGTCGGTCAGTTAAATCTTGAAAAACAGATTGGCCGTGATACGTTAGCTGATTATAAACTGTTTGCAGAGAATGGCAGAACACTTGAACACTCTATCGGAGTAAAAGCCATCAAAAGGGATTCTATCGATCCTTGTAAGGTGCTTGAATGGCGTATGATGGAATATTCAACATTGACAAGTTGGGGGAGTAATCCACAGACGTTCCTTGTGAATATCAAGTCTGCTACTGCTGACCAGGTAAAGGAAGCTGTTGATTTCGTCCGGAAAGCGTTCTTGCAGCATGGATATAGTGATGAACGTTTAAAAGGATACGATATGGAATTAAGTTTATTACTGAAGAGCCTCAACGGTGGTGCCGTTGTCTCATGTCCTCATTGTGGTTATCAATTTGATTATGATGCAGAAACAGAGCATACCTTTGCCCAACAGGTATTAGATTATGCTGCTGATTATCAGAGATGGATAACACAGGACATTGTAAGGGAAGAAATGGAGAAGCTCACTCCGGAGATTAGAACCCAAGTAATTTCTCTTATTGATTCTGTCAAATCAGAAAAGAAAGAATTTACTCAAAAGGGTCTACAAGACCTTATGAATTATGTAAGATGTCCCCACTGTTGGGGAAAAGTATATCGTTCGAATGCTATTCTGCAAAACACTTCTGAAGATACCACCGGAAAAAATGAGCCGTCTGTTGACACTCAAGAAAAGAATGACGGGGAAAATGGGAACGATGAAGTAACGATTAAAGCCGCTGATAATGGCACTTTACTCGATTTCAAGAGTTTGAATAGCTGTTTCGAGAATAAATAACTTAAAATTTAAATTTTATGCCAATTAGAAAATTTACAGTATCAGATTTTAATCTGAAAACGGACGGTCTGCCGGCAGAACAGAAAACATTTATGGAAAATATCGCCGGCATGATGTGTGAAGTAGTTAACAAGTCACTTGAAGGATTTGCTTCACCGGAGGAGGTAACGAAACAGTTTGGTGACATCAATAATCTATTGAAAGCCTATGATGGAGAAAAGTTCCAGCAATTGGTAAAGGACAACGAGCAACTTGTAGAACAAGTTAAAACTCTTGGTGAAAGTATCGAGAAAATGAAGCAGAAAGGTCTTTCTATGGATACTATCAACAAGTTCGATGAGAAGTTGAACGAGATGCTTGATTCTGAAAAATTCAGAGATTTCGCAGAAGGAAAAACACGCAAATCAGGAGAATTTGACGGCTTCTCCTTGAAAGATGTCGTTTCCATGACTGACAACTACACCGGTGATTTGTTGATTACTCAACAACAGAAACGTGTTGTGACTCAGGTTGCCAACAAAAAGTTGCATATGCGTGATGTATTAACGACGCTGACAGCTGATCCTGCATATCCTCAACTCGCCTATGCGCAAGTATATGCTTTCAACCGTAATGCCCGTTTTGTAACTGAGAACGGTCGTTTACCGGAATCAAGTATCAAGGTAAAAGAGATACAGACAGGAACTAAGCGCCTTGGTACTCATATCCGTATTTCAAAACGTATGTTGAAATCAAGAGTGTACATTCGTTCCTACATCTTGAACATGCTTCCTGAAGCTGTTTGGATGGCAGAAGACTGGAACATCTTGTTTGGTGACGGTAATGGTGAGAATTTGCTTGGTATTATTAATAATACTGGGGTGACTTCTGTAGAGAAGATTATCAGTACAGCCATTGTTACAGGTGCCGCCGGTGCTGTAAAAGCTATTACCGGATATAACGGTGATAAGGATGTGATTGTAGAGTTTGCAGAACCACAGGATTTGATTCTTGATGGAATGAGTATCACGTTCGCTGGTGCTGCTGTTCTCACTGAACTGAACAAAACACACGCTCTTGTGAAAATGGAAGATGGTCGTATCCTTATTCCTGGTGTCGCGTTCTCCGGTGCTGAAACGGCTACGGATAAAATGACATTCAGTGTTCATGAAGCCGGCTTTAAGAACATTGAGGAACCCAACTCTGAAGATGTAGTGAAAACAGCTTTCGCCGCAATGACATATGCCCAGTATTTTCCGAATGCCATTATTCTTAATCCAATGACTGTTAACGGTATGGAATCAGAGAAAGATACGACAGGACGTAATCTTGGTATCGTTAAAATGGTTGATGGGGTGAAATATATTGCCGGTCGTCCGATTATCGAGTATGGTGGCATTCTTCCAGGTAAGTATCTTTTAGGTGACTTTAACCAAGCCGCAAATTTGGTTGATTATACCACTTTGACACTTGAATGGGCTGAAGATGTGGAGACCAAGCTTTGCAATGAGGTTGTGCTGATGGCACAAGAAGAAGTTATCTTCCCGATTTATATGCCGTGGGCTTTCGCTTATGGGGATTTGGCCGCATTGAAGACTGCAATAACTAAAGCGTAGGATTATGGATTACATACTTAGAGGTAACGATAAGGATGTAACCAATGTGCTTAAAGAGCAACGCATTCGGATTAATAGAGGGATGATTCAACTCATCCCTATTTCCGAATGTGGTCTTGTTACAGAAGAAGATGCCCGAAAGACATTGGAATGTATGCTTGCAGAGAAAAATGAAGAGATTGGCAGGCTTACTGCATCCATTGCAGAGAAAGATAAGACAATTGTTGAACTGACAGAAGAGCGTGAAACAATGAAAGCTCGCATTGCAGAACTTGAAGTACAGGTGCCTTCTGATGAAAAGAATCTTCCGGTTGCCGATTCAAAAGATTTGCAAGAGGAAGATGCCAAGGAGGTAACTGTTACAGATGATAAAGCCGTTTCCGTGGAAGATGAAAAGAAAACCGGGAAAGGCAAGACTTCTAAATAACTATCGCTATGTTGATTGATGTTTCATATTTTATGTCAGGTCCCAGGCATATTGAGAATGTTTCGGTCGCTGAAATGCCTTCGCCCCAATCTCTTGCTGTGAATGAGGTGATAAATGGGTATATTAAGGCATTTCAGCCCGAATTTCTCCGGAATGTTGTTGGTTTGACTCTTTCCCAAGCTATCACAGATTACTTGGAGCTTATTGAACGGGAAAAGGAAGATTCTTCAGATGAAGTTGATATTTCAGAAGAGAAGGAAGAATCCCAGTCCGGATATGCAGTATTGTGCGAGAAGCTGTGTGAACCGTTCGCTGACTATGTATTATATCATATTCTTCGTGATGCAAACACCCAAGCTACAATAACCGGGCTTGTCCGTTTGAAATGCGCTAATGAATATGTAGCTCCTTTGAAGAGACAAGTAAGCACATGGAATAGCATGGTAGAGAAGAATAAACAGTTTGTTGAATGGGCTATGTCAAATGATTGTCCTTTCGATGTGAAAATAACCAAGAATCTTTTGACCCCAATTAATGCTTTCAATTTATGATAGATTTAGATATAACAGAACTGTTTGAGGAGATTGTAAAGGAACTTCCAGAAGGGCTTGAAATTCTCTATCCAAATGGGAAAGGGGGAACTAAAGTTATGAAGTCCCCAAGGTTGAATTACATCTTCGGTAGCAGTCAATATATCAAAGATATTTTAGATGAATACAGTAAGTCTTCTGCCCAGTCTGAAAGGAAGTTTCCATTGGTTGCACTATTCACTCCAATTAGTGAGGATAGAGGTGATGCGGATTATTTTTCAAAAGCAAAGGTTTCGTTAATTATAGCATGTTCTTCTTGTAAAGAGTGGAGCAATGAGATGCGCAGAACCACATCTTTTAAAAATATCCTTCGGCCAATCTATAAACGTTTATTGGAAGTATTATATGAAGATTCTCGGTTCGACTGCGACTATGACGAAAAAGTGAAACATAGTTATTCAGAAAACTATTCATATGGCAGATACGGAGCCTATACAGATTCCGGTGAGGCTGTGAGCGAGCCGATTGATGCCATAAATATACGCTCGATGGAAATAAAAATTAATAATCTTAATTGTAGAAGAAAATGAGAAAGATTAGAACGTGTAAGGGTTCCCGGATGAACACTGGTAGTTCTGCTTGTAGCATTGACTGGAAAAAGGTCAAAGGTGCTATCTTGACAGAACATGGTGTCAAACTCCCTGCTGATATAACAGGTGAGAAGTTGCTCGAATTGTGCCATGCAGACCGTCCCGGGCGTATTTACCCTATTTTGCCATTCCTGGAGTATGCCAAGAATGGTGGAGAGCCTCAAGTTAATCCTGTAGGGTACGGTGCAAGTGAATACAACGGGCTTAGCGCTCAAACAGACACCTTCACTTTGAAGAAATTTGATGAGGTTTTGAATGCCCAGCTTCTGAAATGTGCCAATAAAGGATGGGACGTTTACTTTTGGAATCAGGATAATATGTTGATCGGTTATAATGATGACACTGATATCCTTGCCGGTATTCCGATGTCTACTGTTTACCCGACCGTGACACAGTACCCGACCAGTAGTGCTAAGTCTGCGATGACTGTTAGTTTTTCACATGAAGATGTGGAAGACAGCCAATTGCACTTTGACTACGTGCAGTTAGACTTCAATCCCAAGAATTTCGTTAAAGGCTTGGTTGATGTTGTGTTTCAAAAGTTGGAGGCCGAAAATACTTACAAAATAGTTGAAGTTGTTGGTGGTTATGACCGTACAGAAGAATTTGGCAGTCTTATTGCTGATGGTGCTGCTGAAGTTATGAATAACGTAACTTCTGCTACATATTCGGATGGTATCATTACCATTGTTCCTAAAGCCGGGGCGGTTCCTTCGTTGAAAGCTCCTTCTGTATTGTATGAAAAAGGAATCAGAGGTATCGAGCAGGTGTCATGAAGGTAGATAATGTTACGTTCGTCGAGGTTGCTGTGAAGGGCATGACGAAGGAAGAGTTTATTAATGCACACATTAAAGTCGTGTGGCAGGAACTGAAGGAAGCTGACCGTAAGAAGAAGCTCTCGGAAGTGTACGATGCGATAACTAAGTAACCGACGGGCTGGGGTGTGATTACAGCCCGGCCCGTTATAATTTTACTGTATGGCAGATTTTGATGAATTACATAGAGTTATTCATTCCATTGCATCCGGGTTTGAAGAGGAATGTATTAGGTGTATGGAAGAACATAAGAATGTGCTCGTTGATTGTATTCAGGAACAATTATATTCCGGCTTGGACGGTACCGAACATCTATTGAATCCTGATTATGATACTGACACCTATTTTAACGAGCCCGGTCCCTGGCAGAACCGTGCGGAACAATATAAACGATGGAAGGAGAGGATAACTCCGCCTCTTAGAAGTGAGATGCTTTATTTGCCACCGCGTCCGGTTGAGGTACCTAACCTTTTTATTACTGGTACTTTCTATGATAGCATAACTGCCGATAGAATTGATTCCGGGCTTCGATTCTCAACGAAAGGATTTACGGACGGTAGTTCTATTGAGAAGAAATACGGTGAGCAGATTTTAGGCATTGGTGATACAGCTAAAGAGTACTTTAATATTATGTATCTCCGTCCCTGGATGGAACGTTTCTTTTCAGAATGTGGATATCGGTAGAAAATGGCTTGTAGTTGCGAAATAAGAAAGATGCAGAGTGAACTGGAACGTATCAGTGATCTTGCAAAGAAAGCAGCTGTCTTGGATGGTTGCATGTATGTCGTTTATCAGAAAGAAGATGGTACCTATGCTTTTGATAAACTAGGAGTTGAGATAAAAGGAAAGATTGTTGAATATAGACATTACCTGTAATTATGGCAGATTTAAAATTAAAAGATTTCGTTGATGAGAACGATTTGCAGAAATTGGTGGAGCTTGATAATACTATTGAGCGTGTGAGGGCTGATTATGTTAATGCGGCCAAAGAATTAGCAAAAGGTTTGAAACTAAATGTAGAAGGTGTTGCTGATCTTGAAAAGTTGAGTAACCTTTATAATACTCAAGCAAAAACGGCTGGTTCTGCATCTGCTGAATTAACCGAAGCTCTTAGAAGACAGTCTGAAATAACTCAAACTGTCAGTAAGAAGATAGAGGAAAAGCTAAATGTAGAGAAATTATCTGCTGCTGAACTGAAGAAACTAACCAAAGCAAACTCGGATAATGCTGTGTCCTTGGAAAAGGCTGCTAAAGCAGAAGCTAACTTGACAAAAGCGCAGAATGCCGGTAATACTACTCGTAAGAAAGCTGTTCTATCTGAAGAAGAACGTTTAAAACTTATCAGAACTGCTATTATCTTGACTAATCAGGAAGTACATAGCCGTTCACAAGCAAAGGAAATGAATAAGCAGCTGCAAAAGGCTGTTGATGTTTTGAAAGATACGGATGAAAACTATATTCGTACACTTGCCCGTCTTAATTCTACAATCGGAATCAATACCGATTACATAAAGCGAAATTCCGATCGATATAGTCAACAGAAAATGACTATCGGTGCATACCGGGAAGAAGTAAAGGCTGCATGGGTTGAGATACAGAACGGTAATAAATCCATGCAGAATATGGGTGTTATTGCCCGGAATGCCGGTAGGATGCTTAATACAGAGCTTGCTCCTGGGTTAAGTAAAGTTGGTGCTGGTTTAAAAGGGTGGGCAGCTGGATATATTGGTGCACAAGCTGTTGTTAGTGGAGTTGTTGCTTTATTTACAAAACTGCGTGAAGGAGTAGGTGATATTGTTAAATTTGAATTAGCTAATAGTAGGCTTGCTGCAATATTAGGAACCACTTCTGATAAAGTGAAGGAGTTAACTGCGGATGCTCAACGTTTGGGTGCTACAACGAAATACACTGCATCCGAAGCTACGGATTTGCAAATAGAACTTGCTAAACTGGGTTTTACTCGAAAAGAAATATTAGATGCAACAGAGCACGTTCTAAAATTTGCACAAGCTACCGGGGCAGAATTAGCAGATGCGGCTTCATTGGCAGGTGCTTCTCTTCGTATGTTTAATGCTGATACAAGAGAAACTGAAAGATATGTGTCTGCGATGGCTGTCGCAACAACCAAAAGCGCATTGTCGTTTTCATATCTCGCTACTGCATTACCAATTGTTGGACCGGTTGCAAAAGCCTTTAATTTCAGTATTGAAGATACTTTGGCTTTGTTGGGTAAATTATCGGATGCCGGCTTTGATGCTTCAATGGCTGCTACTGCTACCCGTAATGTTTTTCTAAATTTAGCTGATAGTAATGGAAAGCTGGCAAAGGCGTTAGGTAAGCCCGTTAAAACATTGCCTGAGTTAGTTGAAGGATTGAAATCGCTAAAAGAAAAAGGGGTAGACTTGAATACTACTCTTGAATTAACTGATAAGCGTAGTGTTGCCGCTTTTAATGCCTTTCTCACCGCTGTTGATAAAATATTACCACTTAGAGAACAGATTACTGGTGTAGAACGTGAATTGGGCGATATGGCTCACACGATGGGAGATAATGTTCATGGAGCTCTTGCTAACTTATCTTCAGCATGGGAAGCGTTTATGCTTTCTTTCTCCGAGTCAACGGGACCTGCTAAGGAGTTTCTTAATTGGATGGCTGATAAAATAAGAGGTATCGCCAATGATTTGAAATCTCCTGAAGAAAAAATAGAAAAGATAGATTATAATTTTAGAACACTTGCAAAAAAAGATGCGAACAAAAAGTTATTGGAAGTAGAAAAAGATTTTCAGGCAGAATATAAGAGGCTTATTGATGCTGGTGATACAGAGGAACAAGCATACACAAAAGCTGTTATTCAAATGAAAAATAAACGTATTGAAGTAACGGCCCAAGAGAGAGAAGCTTTAAAACGGATGAAAACTCGTGCTCAATATGCAACATCAGAGTTTGAAGATATGTCTTGGATAAAGAATGGTGCTGCTAAAATGTTTGGCTATTACACATCGGAAGCAGAAAAAGCGGATAAGGCTCAGTTGGAATTTTCTAAAAACTTATTCAAAATAGCATCTAGCGATGAGTTTAATCGTGGACTTGATGTGATTGCAGAAAAGTTCCGTCCAAAGGGTAACGACAAAAATGGTTCAGGTATAACAGTCCTTACTGATAAAGAAAAACGTGAACAGGAAAAAGCTCTCAAAGAGAAGCTGAAAATTCATGAAACTTATCAGGAGTCAGAACTAGCTCTTATGGATGAGGGACTGGAGAAAGAACTTGCTAAAATTGGTGTTGCTTACTCGAAGAAGATTGCTGCCGTCAAGGGTAATAGCAAAGAGGAAATTGCTACACGTCAGAATTTAGCTAAGGAAATGCAGGAAAAGCTAGATGAGTTTACTATTAAGTATAATTCTGATCGTGAGAAGAAGGATGTTGAGAACGCTCTTGCTGTTGTAAAAAAGGGGTCCCAGGAAGAACTTGATTTGAAATTGCACCAGTTGGAATTGCAACGTGAAGCAGAAATTGATGCAGCGGAGAAAACTGGTGAAGATGTTTTTCTCATTGACGAAAAATATGCAAAAAAGAAACAAGAACTTTACGAAAGACATGCATCCGATCAGGTGCAATTAATAGCAGAGAATGCGGCGCATGAGCAGGAAATCCGGGATGCTGCATATGTTATGGATACGCTTGCTCTTAAAAAACAGTTAGCTTCTAAGGAAATAACCCAGCAAGAGTATGCAGAACTTGAGTATCAGTTAAAATTAGATTATGTACGTAAAACAACCGAAGCTGCAATTGATGCGTTGGAGTTGGAACTTCGAAACGAAAATTTGAGTGCAGAGGATAGGGCAAAGATTGCAGAGCAGTTACAGAAATTGAAAGCGGACCTTTCCCAGCAAGAAGCAGAAGCGGAAATAGATGCTATCAATAAAGTTACTAAAGCGGATGAGAAAGCACAGAAAGAACGTCAGAAGAACTTGAAAAAATGGCTTCAAACTGCATCTCAAGCTGTGGGAGCTATTGGAAACTTAGTCTCTTCTATTTATGATGGTCAGATTCAGAAAATAGAAGAAGAGCGGGAAGCTAATGAGGAAAAGTATGATGAGGATATTGAACGAATTGAGAATCTGGCAGAGTCTGGAGCTATATCCGAAGAGGAAGCGGAAGCGCGTAAACGGGCAGCAAAGGATCAGACAGAAGCCAAGAATAAGGAGTTGGAAAAACAAAAGCAAGAGATTGCCCATAAACAAGCTGTTTGGCATAAGGGAGTACAAGTTGCAGAAACTGGAATTGCAACAGCTCGTGGTATTATGGAAGCTTTCCAGTTAGGTCCGATTGCCGGTGCTGTAATGGCTGCTGTTATCGGGGCGATGGGGGCTATGCAAGTAGCAACAATTCTTGCCACTCCTATTCCTTCTTATGCAGAAGGTACTAAAGGTAATGATAGGCACCCCGGCGGTGCTGCTTTGGTTGGTGATGCCGGTAAACATGAAGTTATCATGTATTCCGGAAAAGCATGGATTACTCCTGATACTCCAACTTTAGTTGATATTCCTAAAGGTGCGCAAGTCTTTCCTGATGTTGATAAGGTAGATATCTCTAATTTTGATATGCCGGATTGGGACTTTCCTACATTTTCACCGACATATTTAGCATCCTCTTCCGGTAACACCATTGTTTTCAATGATTATTCCCGGTTAGAAAAAAGGGTTGATAGAACAAATCTCCTTTTAATGAAGAGTCTAAAAATGCAACGCCAAGATGCTTCTAACCGTGAATTTGAACTGTATAAGTTATCTAAACTGAAATAGTCATGATTGAAAGATTAAATCAGATAACATTGAATGATTTCATTGAGCTTTCATGTGGAAACTATGCTTGTTTGCTTTCGGATCGCGAATTTGTGTCAGAGAGCACGCTTAAAGAGATAGCATCTAAATTGCTCATTGAATACAGAAGTATTGTTAATCCTTCAAATATGAAGGCTATGGTAATGGACAAGGAGGATATGCTGAAAGAACGTGCCAAACTATTGAGCCTTCGTATATGTCAGACTCTTGTTTCTCTTGGCTTTTATGATGATGTTCGTCAGGTATTGGAACAACTAAATGTAGATTCTCGGAATATGAGTGATGAACAGGTAACATCGAAGATTGACTATTTGTTTCATTCTGCAATTTTTGAGCAAAAACGGAATGAGGAAAGACGCAGTGAGGAACATAAAGGAAATAAGGTTACTCCTGAACAAATTCGTTCTTCTTTCGATGCCGAGATTGCTTTTCTAATGACATTCTTTAAAATGAGTATAGATTCCCGTGTAATTAATGCTGCTGTCTACGCAAATATTGTTCATCAAGCCGATGTTGAAATATCGTTCAGAAAAAGAAGCACATGATAATATTGGTATTTACATATATGCTGTAATTCGATTAATTTTTAATTAAAGCGAATTATTTCATACAGTCGTTTGTACATCTCCTTTAGAATCACAAACGACTTTTTTATGAATAGAAAAAACAGCATCCATTGTATAAATAGGCATTTATACAATGTTTTATTGTCAGAATTACGTACATTAGAGACGAAGTGTAATCGGATAACAGCAGAAGTGTCCGAGGTAAAAAAAATGATTGCCTTATTGCCCCCCGATATAGGCACTCTTATTAGTTCAATCGAGCGTTCTGCTAAGGAAATGCACGAGCAAAGTATCATGCACCGGGAATACGTGGAAAGGTGCATTAATGGCGAACCGAAGATACACCTAATAAGGAGGGCTGACAATGGACTTTGAAAAGGAATTATCAGAAATATATCCTTGGATATTAAAGGTGGCAAGAAAATTCTGCTGTTCCATGCAAGATGCTGAAGACTTAGCCGGTGATACAGTTTATAAGCTACTTGTGAATCGTGATAAATTTGATTGTTCTAAACCACTTCAACCGTGGTGCCTTATTATAATGAGGAATACTTATATAATAAGATACAATAGAAATTCCCTTATACATTTTACAGGGCTTGATATGGTAGACGGAAGTGCCATTTCTAACTGTACAGCTCATTCAATACTGTTTGATGATTTGGTTTCCACAATACAACGGTGTGCTAAAAAATCCCGTTGTATTGATAGTGTGATGTATTATGCTAGTGGATATTCTTATGATGAGATAAGTGAAATCCTGAACATTCCTGTTGGAACTGTAAGAAGTCGTATTTCTTCTGGCAGGAAGCTTATACTTCAAGAAATAGGATAATAATGAGTAAGGTTTCAAAATGGTAACTTATATATGCTCATAATAACCTGCAAAGTGTTCTGAATTACAAAATTTGAGGGTCTTTATATTTGTAAATTTATAGCAATAGAATGAATTATGGAAGTATATTCTATGTGGATATACAAAAAAAACTTATATTTGTAATATATCCGAGTTTAATGCTATTGGGTGAGTTGGTGAATAAATTATTGTTGGATTAATAGATATATTTTTGAAAAGAATAGATATGAAAGATTTTTGGAATGACTATAAAATGATAATATTAGTGATATTATCACTATTGATTTTTTCTTTTGTATTGATGTTGAGAGAAGAAGAACTTGTTAATAATATAGGAATAAGCCTTTTTGTAAATGTGAGCACGACTGCTCTGACAGTTTTGGTAATTGATAGATTATATCGAAGAATTGAAGTTAGAAAGAAAAAACCGCTTGAGTTTGCGGCATATAATGATGTAACTCTTTGGTGTAATAAATTTATTAGCTTTTGGCAAACGGCTTACCGTGATTGTGGATATTATGCCCCTAAAACAGATAAAGGTATTTTCTTGGAAGATGAATTTCGAAGAATTTATGATTCTTTGCAACTTGATGCTATTGCTCCTGTTACCCCAAAAATATCTTGGGAAAGATATTTACTTTCCGAGAATCAAAGAATGATAGATGGAGGAAGAGAAATTCTAGTGAAATATGCATATTACATTCCTCCTGAAATATATAAGGTAATATATCAGTTAATTGATTCTCCATTTATATATACAATTTGCAATATACCGGCAATAAAATTGTCAGATATTGAATTTAAAACAAATAGGAAGAATGTATTAGGAGCATATACGGCTAAACCTAAACAAGCAGAATTAGATTTATTTTTAAAAGTTCATGGTTGGTGTTTTACTAAACATAAGGAACTAGGGAAACTATTTAAAGGGGTACGTACTGTTTCTGCATTAATATAATTGTTTTTATAATGCATATTTAACCTGTAGAACATTTCTATGACATTTTAAAAGGGAAAGATTAGTATGTAGGACATTGAAAAGTCCTTTTTATTCCTTGGTATAGATATTGTTTTGAAAAACAGATAGTTATATTGCATTTTAGCAAAGCATGATTTTCAAGAATTTAGCCAATCGGGAAACCGGTTGGCTTTTTCTATATATTTGCTCGTGAACGTTCAAAAGGAGTTAAAATGCTTTGTAAATATGTACTTACCGTTGATAGTATTTCTTATGATATTCCCAAATCTTGTATTCAGAATTGGGATGAAATAAAGTTTTCCCGTAAACGCTCCGGACTTGAAGGAATAACTAGAACCTTTACTTCAAAATTCCAGTTTGTGGGAGAAGCCTATGATCTCATATTGGAGGAGTATTTGAGCAAATACCTGGCTTCTAATGCTAGTATCACTGTTTATACTATAACTAATTCTCATACTTATGAAGAATTCTTCAGTTGCCGACTGGATTTCGGTTCATTGACCTATGATGGAAATACTGTTTCTATTAATTCGATAGATGATAGTGTCGCTAATATCATAAAGGCTAACAAAGGAACGCAGTACGAATATTCGGTAGATGAGATAAAAGATGTATATCAGCTTTATTATGATTCTGTAAGTATGAATTATAGTCAACCGCATACATTAGGTGGTAATACTGTAGAAAATGATGCTTCTTTGCAATATATTGTAATTGACAAAGGAATATATGTAGAAGCTATAACATATTCGCTTCCCTTATATATTTCAGGTGGTGAACTTCCGTCACGGGATTCACCTCTTGAGTTTTATGATGCACCACAGGAATCGAAAGATGATCCAAATGTATTTGTTAAAGCCTTGTCCGACATTGATATAGTATTGAATTTTAGTTTTGAATACTATATCAGTTATAGTGATGCGTATACAACTAAAGCTGAAATTGTTCTAGGTGGGCGTTACGAAGATGGTCGTTTAGTCGAGTTGAAAAGATGGGGGTATAATAAGGGGGATGTTACTCCAAGTAATCTGAATGAATCCATCAAGATTCATCTGACTAAAGGGCAGGCTTTATTTTTGGATTTGAAGGTAACATTTAACAGAGTTAATGCTTCTACTGGCAATATTTATTTTCGTAATTTCAAATTTGAGACACGCTTTACTTCTCGAGCTAACCCTATCTATGTGGATGCAATAAGACCTATTGATGTGTTAAACCGATTGCTTAAAAGCATGAATGGTGGAAATGAAGGTATCTATGGTGAAATAGCTTCAGGTGTTGATGAAAGGTTAGATAATTGCGTGATATTAGCTGCTGAAAGTATTCGTGGAATCCCCCAAGCTAAGCTATATACTTCTTATACAAAGTTTAAAAACTGGATGGAAACAGTTTTTGGCTTTGTGCCTGTGATCAATGGTGTCACTGTTTTTTTTAAACACCGGGACAAATTGTTTAGTGATAACAATGTAAAGGATTTAAATAGCAGCTTTTCTAGTTTTGAGTATAAGGTTGATTCATCAAGAATATATTCTTTGGTTAGGGTAGGATATGATAAACAGGACTATGAAAGTATGAATGGTCGTGACGAATTCCGATTTACTACTGAATATACTACTGGCATTGATATAACTGATAATGTATTAGAGTTGATTAGCCCTTACCGTGCTGATGTTTATGGAATTGAATTCTTATCGCAAAAGAGAGGCCAAGATACAACGGATAGTGAAAGTGACAATGATGTGTTTTTTGTTTGTGCCAGTACTACATTACATGATAATGGCGGAGTACAAACATATAAAGAGTATAGGCTTATAAGGAGCGGTTGGGAAATAAGTGGCGTACTTGATCCTGAAACGATGTTTAATACCATGTATTGGCAAGGAGGCATATTGCAAGCAAATGCCGGCTATATTGGTATGTTCACTAAAAAACTATCTTATTCTTCTTCTGACGGTAATAGTGATGTTGTTGTCAATGGTATAGGAATGAAAGATGATTTTAACGTTGAAAGTGGTATTATAACTTGTGGAGATGTTTCATTCACAACTTATAATGAAGATATTCCACCAACAGATGATGAAACGATTAAAATCTTAAAAGATGATCTAGTTTACGAGGGCTACATCAAGGAGGTGAGTAGTACAGTTGAGAGAAACGAGGGAGTGAAGTATGATTTATTTGTCCGTTCAATAACAAAAGCCTAGAAATATGATTATAAGCCCGTTTACCCCACTGTTTTTTTCTCCGTCTACCGATAAATTTGGAGCGAAGAGTAAATATGTGCAATTATTCGCACGTACAGACAGGATTTTTGTTGAATTGATTTTGACAGCCAAAGAGCAGGAGCCTATAGTATACATTAATAATCTTTTAAGTAATATATCTACACCTGTATCATTAAGCTCATGGAAGATGAATGATGATAAGATTCTTTATTTCTATAACATTTCATTGCTTCCATGTGGATACTATACTGTAACAGTTAATGGGAATACGAGTGAGATTTTTAAAGTTACGGACGATGAATGTGAGTTATCAGAAACCAGCCTTATTCAGTATTCAATGAAAGATAATAAGCAGCGTCTTGATGCTGTCTGGTGGATAGATGGGATGCAATACTTTTTTGATTTTCGCGTTCCTGGTGGTTTCAAAGATAACGGATGGACGTTCGGTGTGGATAATGAGCAGTTCGTGACCTCTGATGAGGATATTGTTGAGCTATTCAGCCACGAATATACAACAGTATTATTCACGCTTGGAAATGGGATGGGATGCCCTGTGTGGTTTGCTGAATTATTGAATCGTGTCTTATGCTGTAATTACGTCTACTTTGATGGTGTCCGATATACCAGAAAGGAAAGTAATGTTCCGGAACTTAACCAGCAAATAGAGGGATTGAAGAGTTTTGTGTTCAATCAAATGTTACAGAAGGTAAGAACGATGAATCCAGTTTTGGAATGGAATAACCAGCTTGCTATGAGGTGTGTACAAAGCGGTGCTTATAGGATAGCAGATGATGAAGGAATGCGTAGTATCAAGTATGGTTCAGAAAGTGAGGTTGCAGAGGTCGGAGCATATATCAATATGACTAAGGCTATTCCTAATACTGGAGTTTCTATTAATAGTGATACTATGGTTACTGTCAACAGTATTCATCACCTAGGTGTTGATGAAAATTCATATTGGGATTTGATTGCAATCAAGACGACTGACATAGATAACAAGTATATTGGTAGAAGAGGTTACGGTAAACTTACAGTTAATGGACTGGATAGACTAAAGAACGATTTGGACAACGGTTCGATAAATTTGCGTGCTGTACTATATAAAGGAGATTCGTATACTAACCTCATTGAAGGGAGTGTAATCAGTAGGGATGGTGTATGTGTCTTGAAAGGTATTAACGGTGGAGATATTGGTGCTCTGAAGGAGTTCCAACTTTATCTTGATAATGTCTATGATTGCGACATAGATAATCTTGGTATGACCATTGAGCTTGTATGGGTATATGAAAATGATTAAAAAAGAGAATTATGACAGAAACAGAAAAACAACAGATTATTAGCCTTGTGTTACAAGCGTTGAAGACAAACAGTCTTACAATAGAGCAATTGACTGATACAACAGAGCTATCCAAAGATATGTACGTTGAAGTTAGTGGCGGTCGGAAAATATCTATTGATTTACTTTCAAGTACCATTGCTAAAATGGTGAATGGGGATTTTGATGCATTAGTGGAGAATGTCAATAAGATTGCAAAAGATTTATCGGATGGAGACGCCGAGTTATTGAAACGTATAACAGGAGTGTCTGATAAATCCAATCCTTTGACTGACCCATTTAAAAGTATTGGCTCTTTTACTACTATTGGTAGCTTTAAAGATAAATTAAAAACGATGTATTCCGGGGATTCTTCTATTGGGAATTATCGGTGTATTTTGTCTGTTGATTCGTCTAAGATTCCTGTAAATATACAAATTGAACGGTTGGAGCTTGATAAGGTTTGTCAATCATTCACTTCGTGTATACAACTGGCTACCATGTCAGACAATGCCGAAGGTGTATATTTAGGTACAGTTTGTACAATCTCACGAATAGGTATTGTTTCCAATGAGAGTGTTACATGGGGCAAATGGACCTCTGTAATAAATGACTTTGAGGAAAGGATAGGAAAAGCGAACGGTATCGCTCCTTTGAACGAAGAAAGTAAAGTTCCTTCTGAATGTCTGCCTGAACCGTTGTCTCTTGGGGAAGGTGAAGAAGAAGCTTTCCCCGGCAACCGTGGAAAGTCTTTGGAAGATACAATGAAAAATATCCCTTCCGATATAATCAAACCGGGTTCTTTCTCCGTCCTGTCTGACGCTTCCTATCTCAATGTGTATTTTAAGAAAGTGTCCAAAACAACCGGTAAAGAAACGGACGACAGCTTCCGTCTGCCTTCTGCTACCCTTGAACAAGCCGGCCTTTTGTCCGCCGAGGATAAGCAAGCCCTTGAGGATATGAAGAGCGGCACGCCCGCCGACGATGTAACACACCCCATCGTCATTGTTGATGAGATCCGCCCTCTGAAAGATGGCCACTATACCCTTGAAACCGCTATTGCCGCCATTGTCTCCTATCAACAGGAATCTGGCGTCAAATATGAGCGAACGGGTCTCATCATTACTTACAAAACAGGCGAGTATGAAATGGAAACCCGGCAGTTCCAGGGTGCTGTGTCCGATTTTGCGACCCCTTCTCTTTGGAAACCCTTCGGGAATGGTGGTGGCGGTTCCGTTGTTGAAACTTCCGATGAACCGGCAGAAGGGGGAAAGGATGCCTTTTCAACTGGTGGCGCCTATGCCTATGTTCCGGCCAACCTCGACGTAAACGTGGAAACAGAAGGCATCGTAAAACTTCAGATGAAGAACGCTGCTGGTGAAACCCTTGGTGATGAAGTGCAGTTCGCTATCGGCACGGGTGGCGGCGGTCAAACTGGCGGTACCATTGTTGCCATTGCTTTCCAGTCGACACCTGTCTATGGCTCTTACGGCTCCACGCTACGAACCTTTGCCGCCATTCGTTCCGTGACCTCGAACGGTGTCGAATCCTCTGACAACCTGATTGAGAAACTGGAACTCGTAGACCGTGAAAGCGGGCTTACCGTCTGGACTGAAACCGTCAACAAAGCATCTTCCGGTGACATGAAGGACTTCTCCTTTGAACTGGACTTCACCGCATACTTTACGGCTGCCGGTACTCGGAAATTCAAGCTGATAGCCACTGACGAAAGCGGCAATACCGGTTCCAAGAATGTCAATGTAACAGCTGTTGATATTACCTGTACCTGTGTGCAGGTGCTCAACTATACCCCTGAAACTCTGCTTACTCCGACAACTGAAAGTTTCAGCCTTCCACTCTATAAGTTCGGAAACAACACCTCTGATAAAGGTATCAGTGCCCAGGTTGACATCAAGATTAATGGTGAATGGCAATCCCTGTCTACCACCGTTGTAAATGACAACTACTCGCACTCCGTTGTAATCCGCCCTGCTTCCCTCGGCCTAGAACACGGTACCTATCCCTTGCGCATCCAAGGAACGGATGTCGCATCCGGAGTGAAAGGAAATGTCATCTACACGGCTGTCATGGTAATTGACCCGAATAGTTCCACACCTCTTGTCGCCTTGAGATACGATGATAAAAACGGTGGAGTAGTCCGACTGTACGAAACCGTAGAACTTGATGTTGCCTGTTATGACCCGTTGGAAATGACTTCACCCGTCAGCGTGAAAGCCAATAACGTGCAGGTAACACAAATTGCTGCCAGTCGTAACAAAACCTATCAGGTCAAACAGCAACTGCAGGGCTACAAGGCTGACGGCACCGATACGGTCAACTATACTGCCGTATGCAAGGACGTGACTAGCGAACCTGTCCGGGTGACAGTTAGCGGTTCCGCCATTGACGCCGCCATAAAAGAAGGCGCCATCTATAACTTTGACTTCTCATCCCGTACCAATCAGGAAACTGACCATAGCATTGTCAGCGGTAATTATGAAATGAAAGTGGACGGTGCCAACTGGACTACCAACGGTTTTGGCACATTCTTGGGTGAGAACTGCCTTCGCGTAGCCGAGAATGTGGGCGTGTCATTAAACCATGCCCCGTTTGCCGGCTCGTCCATCGAATCCAACGGTGCCGCCATCCAGTTCGCTTTCGCTTCCAAGAACGTGACCGATGATGATGCCCTGCTCCTTAGCTGCTATGACGAAACGTCCGGTGCCGGCTTCTATGTCACCGGCCGGGTGGTCGGCATCTTCTGTAACAATGGCGTTTCCCGTCGTGAAGAACGCGCCTATCGACAGGGTGAAAAGATAACCGTAGCCGTGGTTGTTGAACCTGCAAGCAACTACGTTGAACGTGACGGTACACGATATTCTATGATGAAACTCTTCCTCAACGGTGAGGAAGTCGCCTGCCTTGGTTATGTTCCGGGCGGCGGCTCCCTGATTCAGACCAAATATATAACGATGGACGGCAGGCTGGGTGATTTGTACCTTTATTACATGATGGCCTGGAACTCTTATATGGAATGGGCACAGGCGTTCAAGAACTACCTTGTCCGTCTGACCGATACGGAGGTAATGGTGAAGGAATACGCCTTTGAGGACGTCCTTAAAAGCCAGACAGCCGAGGGTAGTACCCAAAGCCGCCCGTCGGCTGCCGAAATCTATTCACGCGGTATGCCTTACATTGTCGAATGCCCCTATGAAGGCTCCGATATAGAAGCACTGGACGGCACCACTTCCACCAGTACGAAGATATACATCACGCTCTATTACTTTGACCCCGAACGCCCGTGGCGTAACTTCAAGGCCATGAGTGTCCAAACCCGCAACCAGGGAACCACCTCTGCCAAACGCCCGGTAAAGAATAAACGCTACTACCTCGCCAAGAGCAAAGGCAAAAACAAGGACACTCGAATCATACTACTTAATCCGGACGATACGACGGAGGAAGGACGCCGTGCAATAGCCTTGGCTGCCATCAACAAAGTACAGGTCGGTGATAATACAATCCCGGTCGATGTCATTACCGTAAAAGTCGATTACTCCGATTCCGGTAATGCGAACGACTGCGGCGCCTGTGAAATGATGAACGTTACATACCGTGCCTTAGGTGGTAACTATATGACACCTGTCCAACGTGCATTTGACGGAACATTTGACAGCGGTGACTTGCATATCGAAGACTTGCAGATGAACCACTCTACCGCCAATCACCCGGTAGCCACCTATCGGTGTAAGGATGACAGCCTGCAAAACGTCTATTTCCATGCCAAAGGCAACTGGAAAGAAGACAAAGGGGAACAGTTCGCCCTCGGCTTCAAAGATACCCCCGGCTATAACAAAGGTTGCCTGAATTATGGTGACTTCATAGAGTTCTTCGGTACTCCTGACGAAACTTTAGACGCAATTGAGATACGCTTCAAACAGACTGACGGACTCGATACGGACAGCGTGTACCTGCTTTCCCTGTATTGCGGTAGTTCGTACCGGATAATGAGGTATCAGGACAGCTCATGGAAAAAGCAGTCCGGTTCCATGAAGTATGAAAACGGCAAATGGAATGTCACCGGTGACGTCCTGAATCCGGTTGAAGGTTTCGAACTTCTTAACTACCAAGGTATGGACTGGTTTCAGGGCGTCGGTTCTGTTCAGGATATGATGGCCATGAAAACGGACAAGTCCTCATGGGTTCAAAAACTCGTGGATAACGGAACTATCTCTGCTGATACCTTCCCGGCATGGACTTACTACTTTGAATCGCTTGTCGATGATGACCAGCTCGCCATTGATTACGCTTTGGGTAAGAAAGTGCCCTATAACCTCTACCGATGGTTGCGCTTCTGTGATTCCTGCGATTACTCCAAAGGCGGGAACTGGCAAAGAACATGGAAGGAAAACCTGTATAAATACGCCTGCCCAGAAAGTGTCTTGAGTTATGACATCTTCACCGACTACCTTGCCGCCACTGACCAACGCGCCAAGAATATGCAGCCGATGTGGTTCTTGGAAGAGTATGCTTCCGTAACAGACGGTGTGTACAGCTCCGAGGATGCCATGCGCATGTACCTGAATAAAATCTATGACTGCGATACGCTCAACAGCAAGGATAACGACGGTGGTTGCACGGTTGACGCCGAGGTGGATCCCAACCGGACGAGCGATGAAACATTCACTAACCCTTATGCCGGCTACGGCTCCGTTCTGTTTAATAACATCTATCTCCAACAAACAGTGTGGATTGACTCATCCGGTACGGAACTCTCCCTACGTACTGTTGCCGCCGCCATGCGTAACGTTCAGGCGACCATTGACGGCGTCACCCTGCACCCGTTCTCACCCGAAGGAGCTACGCATTTCTTCATTGACAAACGGCTCAAAAAATGGCAGAAACTGGTTAGTTCTTACGACGGTGAACGGAAATACATCTCCTATACAGCCACCTCTGACGCTATCTACTTTTATGCTCTGCAAGGTCTTGGACTTACTGCCCTTCCGTCTTTCATCGAAAGACGTTGGCGTATTCGTGACGGTTATTTCCAAACCGGTGATTTCTTCAGCGGTGTAATTTCCGGGCGCGTATCTTCCAAACCAAACGCCACCATCCGGATTGTCGCCGCTAAAAACGGTTACTTCGGTGTCGGCAATGACGCTAGCGGCAACCTTTCCGAAAGCTGCTTCCTTGAAGCGGGCGAAGAATATGTATTCACCAACTTCTCTCATGAGGAAGGCGCATTGCTATATATCTACCAGGCTGACCGCATGAAGCTGCTCGACCTGTCTGAAATCTCCCTGTCAAGTACGGTGAGCTTCTCCGCCATGCAACTTGTGGAAACCCTTATCTTGGGCTCTGACACCCATACGGAACAATCCATCGGTTCTTACGCACCGCTTACCTCGTTGAACTGCGGCGAAATGCCCTTCCTCGTATCACTCGATATCCGGAGAACACAAATCGCTACGCTTGTCACCGACAAATGCCCACGTATCGCCCATATCAATGCATCCGGTAGCGTATTGGAGAATATCACTCTTGCAGAGACTTCTCCGATTAATGACATCTCTCTTCCAGCAACAATGACAAGCATTCGTTTTGTCGGCCTTCCTGAACTGACCTATACCGGCCTTTCCGCCCCGTCCGGCCTGCAAATCGAATCCATGCCGAACGTCCAGCGTTTGCGACTTGAAACGTCTCCGAAACTTAATGCCATCCAAATGCTCCGTGACGTGCTCGCTTCACAAACGGCATCCCGTAAACTTTCCATGCTCCGTATCTCGAACATGACCCTGAAGGCTGACGGCTCCGAGCTTCTTGCCATTCTCGAATATGGAGTCGCCGGTATGGATGAGGACGGTAACAGACAGGATAAACCGGTAGTCAACGGCACGTATGAACTGACAGTTATCCGTGAAACGGATGAAATCGAATCCCTTGAATCCGGTATCGACGGCCTTGTCATCCTTACCGTCATCGATGCCTACATCGACTTGATCAACTGGTTCAATAATGAGTCTTATGGCGGAGAACCGTACTACGATAACGTAACGCTGGACAACATCAATGAAGTCCTTGAATATTATAACGGCGAAACCTACGAGGAATATCTCGAACGCTTCGCTGAAGACAATATGGATATTAATGATTTAATCAACAAGTAACTATGACGAATGAACAAAGCGCAACGCTGCTTCGCTTGAATAAACAGGCACAAGTAGCAGCACTGAACGCCGTTGGATTCTCGGATATCACCGAGAATTCCCGCGCATCTGAATTTGGACAACGTATCAAGTGGGCTGCCGGCCTGCTTGATTTGAATCTTGCCTGTAACCGCATCTCGGATAACTCCAAATGGTATTTCACCCGTGAGGAATGGGATTCCCTCACGGTTACCAACAAACAGTTGTTTATCAAACGCGGTCTTCGTATCCGGGCACATGGACACTCCTTCGTAATTTCCGCCCAGGAGTGCTATAATGCCGACATGACTACCACCTTCTACTGGGGCGGTCAGGGCAAAGCCATAGATGGCCTGAATCAAAAAGGACTGGGCGCCATGTATGGCTGCTTCACGGGTGAGGAAGATACTGACCTCATTATCGCAACTCTGAAAGACCAAAATAATAGTGGTGTGATCGGTGCGCCAGCTGCCGAAGCCGCCCGTGCATACCGTGCCTACACTTTGGAAAGTGACGGTATCGAGGATGAATCTAACTGGTTCCTTCCTTCATCCGGCCAAATGCTTCTGATGTACCGCTATCGCGATAAAATCAATGAGATGATGCGTACCTTTTGGAGTAGTGACAGTATGCTGATGACTGATAAATACTACTGGTCATCAACAATTTGGGATACTAACTCCGCCTGGGCGTTCGAACTGAATACCGGGCGTATTACGAATCAAAACAAAAATTCAAATCTTCTCCATGTGAGAGCTGTTGCTTCTGAATAGTATTAACCTAAAATTATATAATAAAATGGATAAAAATATCGCTAACGCAATGCTTATGCGCCTGAATAAACAAGACCAAGTTGCAGCTTTGCAATCAATCGGTTTTACAACCGTCAATGAAAATACCCCGGCGAGTGACATCGCCAAGTATATGCAATGGGCAGGTACGCTTCTTGACCTTTCTTTGGCTACTCTCCGAATTGAAGACGGTGAACAAGTCTTTTTCACGGCTTCCGAATGGAACTCCATGAGCGCAAATAACCGCTCCAAGTATATCCGTATTGGCATCCGACTTCGTGCCGAATGCCACCAGTTCATTATCGCCAAAAGTGACTGCGTTGACGCAGGCGGCAACAAAACGTTCAAATGGGGTGGCTACGGAACCGACTTACGCGGCCTGAAAAACTACGGTAGTGGTAACCAAGGACTCTATGATACCTTCGACGGCAAGGAAAATACCGATGTTATAATAGAAACCCTTGCAGGCGTCAAGGACACCCAGGGAACTGTCGGCGCCCCTGCCGCCGAAGCTGCCAGAGCCTATAAAGCCTGTACGCTTGAATCTGACGGAATTGAAGATACAACCGTGTGGAACCTGCCCGCACTGGGCGAACTTATGCTTATGGCCAAGTATAAAACCGAAATCAATGAGCTCATAACTTCTATGTTTGGTAATCAAAATATATTTACAAATGACTGGTATTGGTCTAGTACCGAATGGGACGCTTCCAGCAGTTGGTACGTGGGCTTCCTCAACGGCTACGTCATCACGAACGGCCGCCAGAGCGCGTACCGGGTTCGTCCCCTCGCCGCAATAAACACTTTATCTCTTTAATTCTTTATCCCTTAGAGAGTTAGCTAAATAAAAGCCCCGGTAGGGGCTTTTCAGTTTCACTTTTTTGAGCTAAAATTGTGTTAATTACTTTACAGTTATTAACTTTGCGCCCTCTAATACATACATTAAAATATTAAAAAATTAACATGGCACTTACACAAGACCTTCCTATATCAAATTCGATGTATAAGCTTCTGAATCTTATCATTGATGCCCGGCAACAATTCCCCAAGGCGTTCCGGTATGAATTTGGTACGGAGTTGATGATGCTTGCCGTCCATTGTTGCGAATATATCCGTTATGCAAATACAGATATGAACCTTGAGCACCGTGCAGATTATCTGATGAAGTTTTTGTGTGAGTTTGATGCATTGAAATTACTGCTAAGAGTGTGTGAAGAACGACATTTGACCAGCCTGACTCAAACTGCCGAAATCTGTCTGCTTGCAGAGAGCATCGGTAAGCAAAGTACCGGCTGGTACAAAAAAACGGTTGCAGATCTCCAACGGCAAAAAGCTAACGGATCGCAACAAGTCGCAAAGCCGGAGTCATAATCGCCAAGGGGATTATGAGTGAGCAATTAGAATTATTTATTGGGCATCCCCCCGGTGATGAGCCGGGAAAGACTAAGATAGCGGATGCAACGGCTTCCAGCAGTTGGAACGTGAACTTCAACAACGGCAACGTCAACACGAACAACCGCCAGAACGCGAACCGGGTTCGTCCCCTCGCCGCAACAGGTAATATAATCTATGACATACTTCTTAGCAGTATTTTCGAAGCATCCGAAGATTGTGCCAGGCAGAAAAGAACGAGTACGGATTGTGTTGAGTTCTATAATGATTATCAGTCCGCATTGGTGCGGCTATGGTATTCTATTATTTACGGTGAATATGTACCGGACTTTTCAAAAGTATTCATACGGACTTACCCGGTATATCGGGAGGTTTTTGCCGCCGCTTTCATTGATCGTGTTGTCCATCACTGGATCGCTCTTCGTATCGAGCCGATCTTAGAGGAACGCTTCCGGGAACAAGGAAACGTCTCCAAGAACTGCCGGAAAGGTGAGGGATGCTTGTCTGCCGTGCACTATCTGAATAACATGATAGTCGAGGTCAGTGAGAATTATACTGCCGATGCGTACATTTTCAAAGATGACCTGTTCAGTTTCTTCATGTCTATCTCGAAATCGTTGGTATGGGAAATGCTGAACATATTCGTAAGGGACAATTATAAAGGCGATGATATTGAATGTTTGCTTTACCTTCTAGCCGTTACTATCTTTCATTGTCCACAAAATAAGTGTATCAGACGCTCTCCCGTCTCCATGTGGGACAAACTTCCCAGTAATAAAAGTCTGTTTCATAATGACCCTGACAGGGGAGTGGCTATCGGGAACCTGCCGTCGCAACTCATAGCCAACTTTCTGGCGTCTGTATATGATTATTTCGTGATGGAAATACTGGGATTCAGACATTATGTACGCTTTGTTGATGACTTTTGTATCGTGGTGAAATCTCCGGAAGAAATATTGTCCAAAGTCCATCTTCTTGATGGTTTCCTGAAAGAACAACTCCTTTTACGGTTGCATCCACGCAAGCTGTATCTTCAGCATTATAAGAAAGGAGTCTTGTTTGTTGGGGCGTTCATTTTGCCGGGTAGAATTTATGTATCTAACAGGGTGGTTGGTAACACATATAACGCTGTCAGGAAATTTAATAGAATAGCTGAAAATGGATTTGCAGAAGCGTATGTTGAGAAGTTTGTGAGTACAATGAACTCTTATTATGGCCTGATGAAACACTTTGCAACGTACAATATCCGTCGTAAAATTGCAGCGATGTTACTTCCTGAATGGTGGGAATATGTTTATATCGAAGGACATTTTGAAAAGTTTGTATTGAAGAATAAATATAACCATAGAAAACAACTAATTAAACATATCAAAAAACATGGATCAAAAAAATATCTTACCGCGTGGGATTGCTAAGCCTATCGAGCAACAGCCGGACGGAACTTGGATTGTACGTCATCACTTCCGGGTGGTTGGTACCAGTGAGAATGGTGAAGAACTGGTAACTTTTGCCAGTTCGGAATATCCCGAGAAACCTACCTTGCAACAGATTCAAAGAAGTATTGACCGTTATCGGGTGTGTCTAACAATGTATGGAGATACAATTTCAGACGAAATAGAAAAGGTTGATCTTTCCGTGTATATGTTTACGGATTAATAGTTCAATCTGTTGGTTGTTTAGGGGTGCTTATCAAGCATCCCTTTTTTATTTATGGAAAAAGTGAAAATTATAATGTCTTGTTTTATAGATATTTATCATAGAATTGATTTCCAAGATTTTCCATTTTTGTAAAACTCGTTATTATACTCAATACATTTGTTCCATACAGAATATTTTATTAATAATTAAACGCTATGAGTATGGGTATAAAAGTATTGTATGATTGG